TTCCAACAGCAGGTGCTTTTGATGTTGATACTCTTAATACAGAATTAGATAGAATTACTGCTATTGCTTCTGATTTAGAAGATTTAGCATCACGATCAGTTAGACTTCTTGATTATGACAGCGAAGTGTCTATGGAGTTACCTGCATTAGCTTCAAGAAAAGGAACTGTTTTAGGCTTTAATGCTTCTACTGGTGCGGCTGAAGCAGGGCCAACAATTGCAAATGTAAATTCATTATCTGCTATTACAACAAACATAAATACTGTAGCAGGTATAAGTTCTAATGTCACAACTGTTGCAGGTATAAGTTCAAATGTTACAACAGTAGCAGGTATAGCATCTAATGTTTCTTCTGTTGCAGGAGTAGCGTCACTTATAACCAGTGACTTTGTATCTGATCTTAATACCTTAGCTACCAGTGATATAATTTCAGACTTAAACACCCTGGCCACAAGTGATGTAGTCAGTGATCTTAATACGCTTGCAACAAGTGATATAGTTAGTGATTTAAATAAACTTGCAACAGATGACATAGTTTCTGATTTAAATACATTAGCAACTACAGATATTGTAAATGATCTTAATACCCTTGCTACTTCTGATATTGTTGCAGACCTTAATCTTTTGGCTACAAGTGCAATAGTGGAGGACTTAAACCTTCTTGCCACAAGTAGTGTAATAGCTGATATGGCTACTCTTGCAGGGTCAGGAGCTAATCCTAATATAACTTCATTGACAGCCAGTGGTGAGATAGCGGCGGCATCTTTAGATATATCAGGCAATGTTGATGTGGATGGCACATTAGAAGCAGATGCTATAACTGTTAATGGTACAGCGTTAAATACAGTCATTGCAGGAGTAACAGTAACTAACGCTACTAATTCATCTCATGTTTTGGTTACAGATAATGAAAGCACAGATGAAGATAACCTTATTACTTTTGTAGAAAATGCTACCTCTACTACAGGTAATGTTGGTTTAGAAATGGATGGGAATTTAACGTACAATCCAAGTACAGGAAAACTTACTGCCACACAATTAGCAGGAACATTACAAACTGCGGCTCAAACAAATATAACTTCTGTAGGTACATTATCAGGTTTAACTGTAACTGGTAAGCCAGTAATTAATGCGGGTATATCTGTTAAGAATGGTTCTACTTCAGCAGGGTTTATTGAGTTCTTTGAAGATAGCGACAATGGAACAAACAAGGCAACACTTATTGGGCCTGCATCTACAGGGGATGTGACCCTTACTTTACCTGCAAGCACAGGCACAATAGCAACCTCAGATGAAGTAATAGCTCTAAGTATTGCTTTGGCTTAGTATAGGAGAATAATATGGCAAACACTTTTAAAGTAGTTACTAAAGCAGGGGTAACAAGTTCTGATACAATTTACACTGTAGCAAGTAGCAAAACTACAATTATACTTGGATTGGTTATTGGAAATACTACAGGTAGTCAGGTAACTACAACAGTAACTTTAAATACTACTACTGCTAATAGAGCAGGTAACAATGACGAAGCAAATCAGGCTTGTGAAATTGTAACTAATGCACCAATACCAGCAGGTAGTACACTTTCTTTACTGGATGGTAAGATGGTTATGGAAACAGGAAATACTTTACAGGTTGTTGGTTCAGGAGCAGTAGACGTAATTCTTTCAATTATGGAGCAAGATGTATAATGGCAGGTTACATAGGTTCAAAAGCTGTTCTACTAAGTACCACTGCGGCTACAGTAACAGGAGATATGACTGTTGATACTTCTACACTAAAAGTAGATAGCGGTAATAATAGAGTTGGTATAGGTACTGCTTCTCCACATACTACAACGGAAATTGTTACCACTGCTTCTGGTTCAGTTAGTGAAAGTTTACAAATTAGAAACAATGCTACTGCTAGTGGCACTGGTAGTAAGATAAGAATGATAAATAGTACTGATGCAAACTCTGATGCTAATTCTGTTTCAATAACTAGCAATCGCACCAATGGCGATAACTTTATGACTTTTGAAACTGAAGATACAGAGCGTATGAGGATTGATGCAGATGGTCATGTGACTATGCCTAATCAATCTGCTTTTTTAGTTGCAAAATCTGCTAGTCAAGACTTTGATAGAAATGTTGACACAACTATTACCTTTGACACGGAGGTCTTTGACAACAATGCAGATTTTTCATCAAACACATTCACTGCACCTGTAACAGGAAAATACCAATTTAACGCTCATGTAAGAATAGATTTGGTTGATAATGGTGCTGAATATTATTTGTTATATATTAGAACTTCTAACAGGGATCATTATAAATTATTAGCAACAGACGACTTTAGTTCAGACCCTGCTTTTTGGACTTGGAGTAGTTCTTTTTTGACGGACATGGATGCAAGTGACACTGCATATCTCCAAATCAAACAGTATGGCGGCAGTCCTAACCACAGTCACGTAGAAGGTAGCGCAACATGGACAAATTTTTCTGGCTATTTAGTATGTTAAGGAGAAAGAAATGGCAAAACTAACATTAACTGTAGAACTTACAGACACAGAACAAACAATTCTGAAGAATGATTTGCTAGACCTAGATGCGTGGTTACAGGCGGCAATGACAGGCAAGGTAAATAACTGTTGGAAAAGGATGCAGTCTGAGTGGACAACGAAACTTATGAATGATGATAGTTTCACAGACCCAATCCCAAGTAATCAAGCAGACTTTGTAAAATTAGTTACTGCTAGAAGTGATTATAAAGATAGAGCCGCAAGAGATAAAGCAGGTGAGATAAAGTAATGGCAGGATATCTAGGGAACATACCCACCCCACAAGCAACACAGACAAGAGATACATTTACTGCTACTTCTGGGCAGACTTCCTTTGCGACTTCTGGTTATACTGTAGGTATGTTAGACATATATCTTAATGGAATTAAATTAGCTTCAGCAGACTTTACAGCTACCAATGGTTCTGATGTTGTTTTGGCAAGTGGTGCTAGTACTGGAGACATATTAGAGGTTGTGAGCTTCTCAACATTTGAAACTAATAGTGGAGTTTTCACTGGTGACTTTAGCGTAGATAGCCCTACGTTTAAGGTTGATAGTTCTAACAACAGGGTGGGCATAGGTACTGCTAGTCCAACGGCAGGAACATTACACATTACTGGTGATAGCACAACAGACCAAGTAATAATTGAAAACACGAATACTAGCTCTAGTTCTGCACCAGATTTAGTTTTACATAGAAAGTCTACTAGTAGTGCGGCTGACGGAGATGGTGTAGGTAGAATAGACTTTCGTGGTTTAAATGATGCTAATGAAGATATAAATTATTCTACAATTTTTTCTAAAATAAGTGATGCTAGTGATGGAACAGAGGATGGTGAAATTACTATTCAACAAATAAAGAATGGTAGTTATGTGGAGCAGTTAAAACTTACTGGTACTCATGTAATACATAATGATGGCTCTGGAAATGCTAGGTTTGGTATTGATAACGATAATCAATTGTTGATTGATGAGGATACTGAAGCGGCAATGTATTTAAACGGCAATACTGTATTTTATGTAGAACCAGATGGCAAACAAACAATATATGGGAATGTAGCAAGCTATGCTTTGAATGTTTTTAATGATGGTGACAATACTAATAGGTCTGGAATAAGAGTTAAAATTGGTAAAGATGACGCATCTGGTACAAATGTAGTTTTGGCTATTGATGATGGTGATGGTTCAGGGCAAGGAAGTATAACATTCTCTGGTGGTACTGTTTCTTATAATGCTTTTACAGCAGGACACGAAGTTTCTTTACCAGATGCAGACAATGCTAATGGTTATCCATACGGCACTCTTTTAGAAACAACTCTAGTTTATTATAAAACTAATAATGCAGGAGCATCATTAGAAAGAGGCATAAGATATGTTGTTCAAAAATCTTCTACTAAGTATTCAAGAAAGTTATTAGGTACATACTCTGGAAAAGTAACGAATGTTGATATGCTTCCGCAGTCTGGAACTTATGCAAATAATTTACATCAAGCAGAAGTTTTAGGTGACGGACATATTCTTTGTAATGGTTCTGGCGGCAACATTAAAGTAGGTGATGGTATATGTGCGTCAGCTACGGCAGGGATAGGTCAGAAGGCAGACAAGCTTTGTATGATTATAGGTATAGCTCAGAAGGATATAACATTTAGTGGAAGTGAAACTGTGTTAGTTCCAGTGCAGTATGGTCTACAACAGTTTACCCCTTGGACGGATTAGGAGAATAGTATGACCAAAGCCAGAGAATTAGCTGACCTCATAAGCAACGTAAACAATGGTAGCTCGTTAGCTAATAAAAATTTTATTATAAATGGTGCGGCACAAGTTCAACAACGTAACGATCTAAGTATTTCTGCTGGTTCAACTAATGAAGGTTTTGCTCCAGACCGTTTTCATGTTTTGCTTTCTAATATGGATCAGTTGGCTGGAACGTTTACGACTGTTGCGGATGCTCCTGATAACACTGGCTTAACAAGGAGTATTAAATGGACAACAACTACACCAGAAACTTCTATTGATTCAAACGAATTATATTCTATTAGGCATAATATAGAAGCTCAAAATCTACAGTCTTTGGAATATGGAACTTCTGATGCAAAATATACTACTCTTTCATTTTGGGTTAAATCATCAGTCACAGGAACTTTTGGAATAACTTTGTATGCGGCTGACGCAAATCAAACGGTTACAAATACTTATACTATTGCTTCTGCAAACACATGGCAATATGTCACTTGGACAATACCTCCCAACACATCAGGCACAATAAACAACGACAATGGTGAAGGGTTACGTTTTATCTGGCAACTTGCTTCTGGTTCAACGTATGACGGAGGTAGTTCTAATCAAAATAATTGGATATCTCATGTTAACGGCAGTTGGGCATACGGTCATGCACAAGATGGAGTTGTTACTACTGACAACGCAACATTTCAACTGACGGGCTTGCAGTATGAAATTGGAGAACAAGCTACGGAATTTGAGCATGAACCATATTGTACTACACTAACTAAGTGTCAAAGGTACTATCAATACCAAGATATTTATTTTGATAAAGGCAGTGCTTATTCAGGAGCAGATGCTTTAGCATATTATTATAACACTCCTTTTACAGAGTTTATGAGACAAGCACCAACACTATCTGCTTCTGCGATTGGGGTTAATACTGGAAATGCTACTACTAGACATGGATCAACAGTCGTAGATGGTTGGCTTTTAAGTACTGCCTATAACAACTCTGCTACAATTAGAGGTAATCATTCATTTATCTGGAATTATATTTATGGACGAGCAAAATGGGATGCTGAGTTATGAAAATAGAAAATGCACAATATATTAAAAAAACTCCAGATAAAGATGAGATTGGGTCTATTCAAGCTACGATTGATGGTGAGCAAATGGGTGTACCTATATCAGAAGGCAATCGCCACTATGACGAGATAATGAAACAAGTCAAAGCAGGTACACTAACAATAAAGGACGCTGACTAACACATGGATCCTCTTACTATAAGTGCGGCTATCTCAACGGCAACTGCCGCATTTGGGGGAATTAAAAAAGCGTTCATGGCAGGTAGAGAATTAGAGTCTATGACTCAAGACCTATCTAAATGGATGGGTGCTGTATCTGATGTAGCTAATATAGAAAGACGAGCTAAGAATCCTTCATTACTTACTAAAGTTTTTTATAGTCAATCAATAGAGCAGGAAGCTATTGAAGCATTCGCCGCTAAAAAAAAATTAGACCAACAACGAGACGAACTCAAAACTTTTATAATGTTCACTCATGGCACTAAAGCATGGGATGAACTTATAGCTATGGAGGGACAGATTCGTAAACGCAGACAGAAAGAGGTATATGAAGCACAAGAAAGAAAAGAAAAAATTATATTGTGGGCTGTTGGTATAGGTACAATAGGTATTGGTACTGCTATTCTTTTTGCTTTTACATATGGTTTAGTTTTATTAGATAGGAAATAATTATGACACAAGAAGAATTAGAAGAACTAGAAATAGAAGAAAAAAAACTTAGGCTTGAAAATAATAATGCCAAAGAAGACCAACAAAGATACATGGTATGGTTCTCTGCTATATCTGTAACAGTTTATATTGGTGTGTTAATGTCTGATTTAGTTAGTCTTGAAAGACTTGACCACTTGTCATCTATAGGTAATACTTGGGTACTAAGTAATATGGGTATAATAGGTGCATTTATAGCAAGTAATGTATTTATAAAAAATGGAAATGGTAAATGAGTACAGTAAATAAAGCAGGAAATTATACCAAACCAACTATGAGAAAAAGGTTATTTACTAAAATTAAAGCAGGTTCAAAAGGTGGTAGAGCAGGACAATGGTCAGCAAGAAAAGCACAAATGCTTGCAAAACAATACAAAGCTAAAGGTGGGGGTTATAGATAATGGCTCTTGCCAAATCACAAAAGAGTTTAAAAAATTGGGGTAAACAAAAATGGAGAACATCATCAGGTAAACCGTCAAAAGGTAAAAGACGTTACCTGCCAGATGCCGCATGGAAAGCTCTTACTCCTGCGGAGAAAGCGGCAACAAACAGAGCAAAAGCTAAGGGCAATAAAAGAGGAAAGCAGTTTGTTGCGCAACCTAAGTCAATCGCAAAGAAAACCAGAAAATATAGGAGCTAAATTATGCCAATGGGTAAAGGAACATATGGGTCTAAAAAAGGTAGACCTCCAAAAAAAGGAATGACTAAAAAACAAAAGACATTGCCAAAAGCATTGCAAGATAAAATAATGAAGGCAAAGAAAAAGAGGTGATAACTTCTATACTTACATCAGTAGGTTCATTAGCTTCCTCCTATCTTGAAGGTCGCACTGCTATTCAGAAGGCAGAAGCGACCATCAAGATGAAAGAAGCAACAGGAGAAATTGATTGGGATTTAGCCGCAATGAGAGCCAGTCAATCTTCATGGAAAGATGAATGGCTGACTTTACTATTTTCAATACCTATGGTACTTTCTTTTTGTGGCGAGTGGGGTAGGCAAATAGTTACTGATGGTTTCCTTGCGCTCTCTGGGATGCCAACTTGGTATCAGGTAAGTTTGGGCAGTATAGTTGCGGCATCATTCGCCACACGAAGTGCAAAGAAATTCTTTAATCCTGTAGGTAAGAAAAAATAATGCCACATGAAAATAGAAAAAAATCATTATTAAAAAAACATAACTTATCTGGTGTTAATAAACCTAAACGTACACCTAATCATAAAACAAAATCTCATATGGTTCTTGCACAACAAGGACATGAATTAAAACTTATTAGATTTGGACAACAAGGTGTAAGAGGTGCAGGTAAAAATCCTACATCTGCTAAAGATAAAGCAAGAAAGAAATCATATTATGCTAGACACAATGCTCAAGATTCTAAACCCAGTAAGATGTCTGCTAGATATTGGTCACATAAAACTAAATGGTAAGGAATAGTTATGGCTAAAGGTAAAAAAAGTGCATTAGCAATTGCAAAAGAAAACAAAAAAATAAATAAAAAACTTCAAGAACTTTCTGCAATGAATGCAAAACTTAAAGATTATAGTTCTGTTAATAATGTTCCTTTTACCAAGGAAAGTGAACCACAGATGAAAGCATTTACACCTGTAAATGTATTAGAAGTGTTTAAAAATATAGAACCGTTATCTATTGTTTCCAATTTAAATAATGAAAAAATGTCAACAAAAAGTATTTCTGAATTATTTCCAGTTACAAATGAAGGTCGTGACATTTCTGAGGGATCAAATGAAATAAGCAGAAGAACAAAAAGTATGTTAGATTTTATAAGACCATTAACAGGTATTGATATTGGTTCTGGAAGATTGACACCTAATATTAGTTTAAAAAATAAATCTATTGGGTTACAATTTAAAATGCCATTAGGAGATTATTAATGTTTAGATTATCAAATAGAAGTTTGCAAAGATTAAAAGGTGTTAATCAAGTTCTTGTAGATATTACAATCCTGGCTATTGAAAAAACAAAAATAGATTTTGGTGTAACTACAGGCGTAAGAACTATACAAAGACAACAAGAGTTAGTTCAACAAGGCAAATCTCAAACCATGAATAGTTATCATTTATTACAGGATGATATGACAAGTTGGGCTGTTGATCTTGTTGCTTATGTAAATGGTGAGGTTTGTTGGGAAGTTAATGTATATGATGATATTGCTGATGCTATGAAGGAAGCAAGTCAACAAGTAGATAGAAAGAATTTTCGTTTAAGATGGGGTGGTGCTTGGTCTGTTCCAGATATAGCAAATTGGGACAAGTCTATGGAAGAAGCACAAATGTCTTATATAGATTATAAACGTAAATTAAAACAAAGACCATTTTTTGACGGCCCACATTTTGAACTCAACAAGTGAACAGCTTTCTTTTGATTTAGAAGATAAAGAACCTATTCCGTTTGAGTTTGTTCCCCCAGAAGATTGGCTTTATTTTTTATTCTGTGATGCTGTTAAAGAGGTTTGATTTGCCATCTGTCTTTTGCTTCTTCCCATTCTTTGTTTAGTCTTTCTACTATTGCTTTATGTTTTGGGTTCAACATTTCCATACCACAACCACACAATACTTTAGCAGGTGCAGGTGTTAGTTCCCAGTTGAGATGATGTATGTGTTTGCAGTGAGGACACTCGCATCTAGTTCTTCCTTTTCTATCTTTGCCTACTTCTCTCCATTCTGTTGGCTCTAGTTTTCTAAATTCTGTCATTGTAAACTTTCTATCTGTTCTGGTCTTTGTGGTGGTATGCTGTAGGTAAGATAGTTATACCTTTCAAAACATTGATCACCAAGACCTTTGTTAGTTAAATGATTTGCTACTTCAAAGCATAAATCTTTATCTCTAAAAGCTATAGAAAATAATGATGGTGGTTTTGCTTCTAATGAAATTAATACAAGAATGTATGTAATATACACGGTAATCTCCTTAATTTAGGGGGTTACTATACTATATAAAAAGTATTTAACCCCCCTGTATGGCTAAATTTCAGCCTCTAATTTGATGGAATCCCCTGCAAAAACCATGAAAGGACTAGGAACGTAGTAATTGCAGAGGATCTTTTTAGGATGGTGTTTCTTGTTCAGACTTCCAAGCATTAGATTGTTTGGGTGCAGAAGAAGTATCAGAAAAATCCTTTGATGAAAACTCTAGTCCTAAATATTTTTCTTGTGTTTCTTTATTTTGATTCACCCATACAGATAAGTTTTTGTATTTGGAAGTAGTCTTGTAACCTCCATCATGAGGTTGTCTATGGACAACATTGATATGTGCTTTGTAATCTGGTCTTCCGTCTTGCTCATTTTGTTTATCACTATTAGGTTTGAGTTCACCTATTCTTTGATAGATTCCAGTGCTACTACCTTTGCTTCCGTATTGTACTGTAGCTACAATAAACTGCATGTTGGCATCTTCTATAGATACAGAACCCTGATATTTTACTTCTGTGCTATTGTTTTTAATACCAGATATAGTTCCTTTATCTTTAATATATGTATCTGTCATAATTCCTCCTATAGATCTGTGACATTGTTATCGTTGTTGACGTATTTATTGTTATCCCATTCACCTAAAAAGATATCAGCGTCACAACCAAAGTGGGATAAGCCTTTGGTAAGTGCGTCAGTCATAGCTTTCTTTGGAGCTTCATCATCAAGTTTACCGCGTGGGTCTTTCCTTGTTTGATTTATCATGGGCATACAGCTTGCTATAGGCCCAATAGCTTTCTCCTTTTCGCCCACCCAGATAGTAACATAAGCAAAAACAACAGGTATTATTTCCTCTCCTCTTCTTATGTCTTTTGTTTCGTAGGTAGCATTCCACCCCCACGCTTTCCCTACTTGACCAATTTCATCTGTCATCTTTCTTACTTGGTAGTGAGCATTGATAGCAGTTATCTGTCCACCCCATGATGCAGGTACACTCTTTGTGTAAGCAGGATCAGTAGTTGAAAGTCTGTCCCATAGTTCTGAGTTTTGTTTTTGATAATCTTGTCTTGTGTTCATTTTATTCTCCTTTTATATTTACTCTTAGTGTACCTTTAGTATCACGCTTGATATTAAGAAGCGGACTATAAACTTCTCTTGCATTATCAGGTACATGTTCTAATAAAAACTTTCTTGTTTCTTTTAGTTTGCTTTGTGTTTTGTCTGATTCGTTTTTTGTTTTGATATAGTTATTTGCATCATTAATAAATGAATTGCTTTGTGACATATCAACTTTAATACCACCATTTACAGGTATCTTATCTATATCTACATCAGTTTGTTTTGTTTTATATTTTGGTGGTGCTGTTGCTTCTGGACACTTTGGGTCAAACTTATCTACATGTTTCTTAAATCTATGGATGGCATCTACCATATCTATTTGATACCCTGCATAACTACTTACCTTTACACAATGCCATACGTTGCCAAAGATAATAGGGAAGTAGCATCCACCTACTGTGTAGTAGTCATCATCAGTTGAAAAATTTTGGTGTAGAAGGTACAGATAGAATTGCATCTGAGGCATGTACTCTTCTATTGCCTCATCCATATTCTTGAATCTCATACCCAAAGCACTTGTATGTTTAGCTTCTATTGCACATATCCTACCTGAACCATCTATACATACATCATCAAGATTGCCACGCATAAACCTTTCATCTTTTTTACCAAATTCGCCACGCATAAACCTTTCATCTTTTTTACCAAATAATTGTCTTGGGTTTATCCCTTCTATCTTGTTCTGTTTTGCACATGTAAGATAATTTTTATAGAACCATTCAATATTAAATGCTTCTGTTACTGTACCTAGTTGCACCTGGAATACATCTGATAAGTCTGGGTGTTTTACTTGCCCAGTCTTTTCTAACCAGAGATCATACCAATCTCCACTCATAATTTTAGCAACATCACTGCCACCAATATATTTGTTGCGGTCTTTCTCTGCCGCAGTAAGTACTACTGTCATGATTTGTCCTTTCATGTTTGGTGTCAGAACACATGGGGAAATATTTTTTTTTACACAGGCAATGGTAAAAGTCATATGTTCTGACAGGTTGAGACTAATTGCATTATTGCAATCTGTCAAGCTCTTTTATTATTAGCTTTCTGATAAATTTTCGTTCTTGAAAATAATTACTTACACTTCTTTCAAAGCCTACTAATTGTGGGAAAAACATACATACTTTCTCAACTGTATTTAGTGACAGTGTTGCCAAATCAGCAGGGTACAAAGCTAGATTTCTTAAGACTACTGCAATGCAAGCTTGTTTAGATTCTTCTTTTGCTTGGTCATTATCCCATCTTTTTGTATGTCTTAATTCTATCAATCTATCTTTTATTTCTTGTTTAGGTAAAGGTGTCATATACCAATCTAACTTATCAAGTGCTTTTCTTGCTGACTCAAGGGAATCAGCTTTGAACGTAAACTGTGCAACATATCTGCCTTTTTCTATACTGCAACCATCTGTTGCACCTAAAGCAGAATAAATCTCTGAAAGAGTTTCCAAAGGTTCTTCCCATTTTTCTGCAAGCAGTATGTGTACCATAGCTTTTGACTCAAATTTTATTACATCATTCACTTTTCAGTTCCTTTCTGTTTTTGTTTAGTGTTGGTGCTGTGTATTTTTCAAATACATCTTGGTTCATTAATACTATTTGTTTTATATTTTTTCCTCCTTCACTCTTTTTAAATATTGCTATGTCATTATTTTCTAACACCTCCCAAATGTTTGGGAAGCGTGATTTTTTATTTACATTTCTGTACTTACACTCAACATACAATGTTTCTGTTTGTAAGCTGATTATTATATCACTGCGTAAGTCTGCTCGTAGGTGTCCATGCTGTCCACTAGCTATCTGCTTTGTACATACAACACCAAGAGAATCTAGCCACTCTTTTATTTTGTTTTCGTGGTAGTTCCCTTTGCTTTTTTCTTTGGAAGGCATTTGTCTTTATAAACCTCTTTGTGTTTGGCTATTAGTTCTATGGCATCTTTTACTTTTATTGCAGTTGTATACCTTAACTCTACTCCTCTCATATTTCTGTAGTAAGTAGAGTAAGGTATACCTGCAAACTTAAATGCTGAAGCTAGATCCACATGTGTGGTTTGCGATAGAGTTTCTAGTTGTGCTAAGTATGTCTTCATAATAACTTGTTGTAGCATTATTTTCTTTTGCGTCAAAGATTATTTGTTTATTACGTTGCAATACTGCATTTCCTTTTTCATTGATAGCATAGGTATTGTATATACCAAGAGCAAAAGCATGACTATTATGACGAGTAGAAACAATACAGTTATGTTTATACTGCAAAACATTTAAAGTACTACTTACATATGGATTTTCTTCTTTTGAAAGTTCCATTATTCTTTTATGTGTAGTGTGATTTATGCTTCTGTTTTTATCTGGATATTGTTTATTAAGTATAGATACAGCAGTTAGAACTTTTAACTGTCTTACTGTAAGTATAATATTATATGCTTGTTTTAATTCATGTAACATCATAATAATTTTCCTTGTGTTGTGATTGGGTTTGGATTCCATTTTATATCTACAAGACCATACGTTTTTGTTTTGTCAAACTTATCTCTAAACGTACCTCTTGGGGTCAGGTATTTTAGTTCATCATAACTTACTACCATCTCTTCACCTTGGCATTGTATGACAACATCTGCTTTTGCATCACATGCTTTCTGCCATTGTGTACTTCTTATAGATACAACACCATGCCAAGGACGTTTTACTTTTATTGGTTTCATTCTATTATTACTCCATAATTTGCTGAAAAGTTTTTTAAGTCCTCTTCAATTTTGTGTTCGTTTTGATATTCCATACCTTCATGTACCATACTTGTGAGTCTATCTTGTTCTTGTATGGCACAACCTACTAGCAATTCTTGTTGTGGTATTTGTTGTTTAGGAAAAATTACTTTACCCAATTCTCTCACTTCATCATGTGATAATTTACTCATTGCTTTTACTAGGTCTTGTATGTTAATAGAAGTATTATATGACATCATTTTATCTCCCTGTCTGTTGTCATTGGTTTTGTGTTTGGGAACTTGGGTGGACATTAATTTGTCCACCCTTTTTTTTATATAGTCCACTGCTTTAATAGATTTGTTACCTTTCCATGTCTTTTGTTACTGTCATTTATTCTAGCTACTGGCGATTCATTACGATATGCGTTCTTATCTTGTGATGCAGGAGTATGTGTTGCCCATTCAGTCATAGCATTGTATGTAGCCCAAGCATTGTGACCAAGCTCTTTACGATAGTCTCGTAATAGTCTTGCTAGAATTGTTACTTGTGTTTCATTTACTTTACGTTGACCATTTACAATATCAGTACATAAATATTTACGAAACATTTGCATAGCTTGTGTTTTTGTATGTCCTGATAGTAACATTTTGTTGTAGATATCTTCACTCTTCATAAATATTTCTGATGAGTGTTTTGTGTTCTCAAGTAAGCTGTTATAGTTTGTGTTTGCTGTATGTTTAAGAACAGAACCTGTAATGGCTTGACCATATAGCATTCCATTTAGGCATATCAAACGCATAGCAAGGGCTTTGATCCCTAGTTTCCAGTTGCCACAATATGAATTGTAGAACTCCATTTTGAAACAAACAGTATCATTTAAACCAGAACGCACATCAAAGGATTGTTCTGGGAAATACACTTCTCCTCTTAGCTTACGTCCATTTTCATAGACTCTAATGTTGGGTATGACTTTACCTATATGTAGTTTCTCAGCTACTTCAAGAACCTTGTTTACTATTGGTTCATGTAGCTGTTCAACATATTTAGATTTGTGTTCACCAACAACACACATATCCCTTGTATTAATTAACTGTCTGCTTTCTTTGTTTTCTACAGTATGTTCAACACCATCTATAGTTATAGTTGATGTACAATAGTCAGCCCATTTTACTGGGAATGTATATTCTTCTGGGTTGTGGTATTCTTTGGCATAGATTTTATCTAGCAAAGGTTTAGTTGCAATTGTATTGTCTAGTGGCATTGTTATCTCCATTTTAGTTTTGTGTTTGTAAATTATATTAGCATAAAAAAAATATTGAATAAATAATTTTATTCATGCAGATTGAGTTTGAATTGCTGTCGCAATATTTCTTTTCTGGGCGCATTCCCCCTTCCTGTGCAATGGTGTAGAACTGAGTACTAAATTAGCACAACCTAGCTGTAAGCCAGGTTGTGCGGAGGATTAGAGTAGGCAACCTATAAACAAGATTGCTGTTATTAGGTGGATAAAGAAGGTGAACTCAATCACCTCCTTTACCTTCCAGTTAAGGTTACGATACCACTTCAGCATCAATTACCTCACCCATTTTAGCAGAGTCTGCCTTAGCATCTTCTAGCATCTTGGCGACCATTGTGAACTCAGCACTATTAGCTTTCTTTTCGTCAGCAGTCTTAAGGCTTGATGCCGCGTTGCTGATTTCAGTTAGCTTCTTTTGGAGTGCCATTACGTACTGATTAGCTGAACGTCTGTCATCTGCCAATTTCTTTGTACGTTCCTCAAGCTCCTTTTGCTTAGTCCAGTGCATGTATTCATAATTGAAGAACAATTTGAAACAGGCTAGCATTGCCAATTCGCACTCCATGAACTTAGGAAAACCCACTCTGTTGTTTTCAAAGACAGCCCTCTCTCGTTGGAGCTTGTTATCGTCCATGATTGCCTGAGTGTCCTCTTGCACCTCATGTGTGTAAGTATTGACTGACTTGTACTTGTCCGTACTGTCTTTGTCTTGAATACTTTGACGATCTAACGCTGTCTTCATGTGAACTACTGGCGATTGATTTGCCTTTGTTCGTATATTCACATTGTAGTGAGACAGTACATTCAAGATTGGGGTATAGAAGCGTTCACCCCAGTATGTCCTTTTACCTACAGGGTCATACTCTACTGGGAGGATCTGCCCTGTCTTGATGTCATACTCTTCACTTGTTTCAGCTTTGAGTTGGTAGTCACCACAAAGCTCTCTGAACTGTTGATATACGAGCCAAGTGATCACATTGTCAGTAGGTCGTTTTTCAGTGAAACCTAGTATTGTTTCTATTGTATCATTTATTTGTTTAGTTGTATATTCCATTTGGAAGTCCTTTCATTTAGAAATATATTTATATTGTAGACAGATGTAGTAGGGCTGTTGTTAGCAGGGTTGTTTTAGATCTGAAGTTCATTCTCCAACTCTTAGAGTAACCAACTCTGATGATTCTTACTGCTTTAGAAGTAACCAACTTCTACGATTATTTCTACTACATCTATCTGATGAAGAAGTCTGAATACATTTTATCCAAACTATGGTAATCCAAGGATTAATAAACCCTATGGGTCAACCAAAATCGCATGCGACAAACGGTCTGCACCTTTTATCAGGTGCGAACGGCTTGTTGCTTCTATTTTGGTTGAGGTCGCCCACTTGCCTGCGACCCTTGCCTATAGGGTTTATTGAGCCATAACCCACAATGACCCCCATCAATCCACGCAGGAAGACCACTTCAAGTGGGCTTACAAGTACTGCGGATTGTTGGGCGTGTCGCAGTGGGTATAATCGCTAGGGAGTTTGATGATGATGATATGAATTATAAAAGCTTTCAAGCTTTTATCAAGTATTCGCATCATGCGAATGAATTTGTGTTATTATGGTATTGACATGGTGTTTTGGATTAGCTTAGAGTGGACGCATGACAGTACCAGTTAAGAGCAATTTAACCCAGAAGCAAACAGCATTGGTGGATACGTTAGTAGCAAAAGGCTGTAGCATAAAACAAGCATCAGAAGAAGCAGGATATGCTAAAGGTGAATCAGGTAGAGTGTCAGCTATGAAGGCTTTAAAGCAACCACATGTGCAACAGTATATGATGAGCCAAGTGAGTAATGCGATTGGAATTAATGCTACAATAGCAACAGCAAAGATAATGAAGCTAGCAAATGGAGCTAAGAGTGAGTATGTACAGCTAGAAGCTAGCAAAGATATACTAGATAGAGCAGGGTATAAGGCTACAGAAAAGCACATGCATTTACACGCAGGTGATATAAAAGTGAATATAGATCTAACTTAGCATAGGGCTACCCAAAACATTAACCCATGCAATATGTAAGTAGTCCCATTCAAACATTTTTAGCTAAAAAGGTACAACAACAAAATGAAACTAACACCAGAAGAAAGAAGAATACTTAGGATAGTTGTTAAGAAAGTGCATTTAAAGCATCACCCAGAACAATTTTGTACTGATTATGAAGCTGATAAAATGATAGCTACAATTGCTGATAGCACTAAAGAAAAGCTATTAAAGGTAGGTAAAGATCGTAATGTTGATGCTTTATGACTGATTTTAAGTACAAACCTGATGGCAAGGTGCTTAAAGAGTTTATGAAAGACTCTACATTTTTTAGAGGTATTCGTGGCCCTGTTGGTTCTGGTAAATCTGTTGCTTGTTGTGTTGAACTGTTTAGAAGGGCATTACAACAGGAAAAGAATAAAGATGGAAAACGCAAAACAAGATGGGCTGTTGTTCGTAACACCAATCCACAACTAAGAACAACAACAATTAAGACTTGGTTAGATTGGTTTCCTGAGAGTGTGTGGGGAAAGTTTCATTGGTCTGTTCCCTATACACACCACATTCAGCAGGGTGATTTAGATATTGAGGTTATTTTCTTAGCCTTAGACAGGCCAGAAGATGTAAAAAAATTATTATCTCTTGAGGTTACTGGTGTTTGGGTAAATGAAGCAAGAGAAATACCAAAAAGTATTATTGATGCTTGTACTATGAGGTGTGGGAGGTTTCCTTCTATGCGTGATGGTGGTGCTACTTGGTCTGGTGTTATTTGTGATACCAACGCACCAGAAGAAGATCACTGGTGGGCCATTATGTCTGGAGAAGTTCCTGTTCCTGATCACATTCCTATGGAACAGGCAAAGATGTTAATCAAACCTGACAATTGGAAGTTCTATGTACAACCTCCTGCTATGATAGAAACCCTTGATGATAAGGGTGAAGTAGATGATTACAAGGATAATAAAAAAGCAGAAAACACAAAAAACATGCTTGATAGTTATTATTCTAATCTTATTCGTGGCAAAACCAAATCTTGGATAGATGTTTATGTAATGAATAAATTAGGTACAATACAGGAAGGAAAACCTGTATATCCACAGTTTGTAACAGAAACACATGTATCAGAAGAAGAAATACCTATTGCTATTGGTGTGCCTTTGTATATTGGTATAGACTTTGGACTTACACCTGCGGCTGTATTTGGTCAGAAAGTAAGAGGGCGATGGTTAATACAAGCTGAAATTGTTGCAATTGATATGGGTATTGTGCGATTTGCAGAATTGTTGAGACAAGAAATAGCTACTCGTTTTCATAACCTTGAAATTAATATTTATGGTGATCCAGCAGGTGACTTTAGAGCGCAAACAGATGAATCTACACCATTTCAGATACTAAGAGGAGCAGGATTAACTGCGTATCCTGCACCAAGTAATAGTGTTGATTTAAGATTAGAGTCTGTTTCTTCACAACTTACCAAAATGGCTGATGGCAAACCTGCTTTTATGATAGATAGAAGGTGTCAAAGTTTAATAAAAGGATTTCAAGGTGGCTATGCATACAGACGTATGCAGGTATCAGGAGAAAGATATGCTGACAAACCAGAAAAAAATATGTTTTCTCATATTCATGATGCTTTACAGTATTTAATGTTAGGTGCAGGAGAGGGTAGACAATTAATTTCTGGACAAGTACCCCTAAAATCGTTTAATGCTAGAGGTAGCTTTGATATTTTTCGTAATAGACAAGTAAAAAAACCCAGACGAGAAGGGTTGTGGGCTAGAATGTAAAGGAGATATCTATGTGCTTAGGTGGTAGAAGAAGAGAACCAGAGCCAAAACCAGATCCAGAAGTAGAAATTGAGCAAGAGTCTCAAGAGGAAATTGCAAAACAGGAAACAAAAAAAGCCAAACAGGATGCGTTACAAAAAATAATTAGTAAACGCAGGGGTGGCACTGGAAGAAGGTCGTTAATTACTGGTACTGGTGGTGGTATTGGTTACTTCAATAAATATTTTGGGGGAATAGAGTAAGTTATGGACGATTTAATAGCACAAAAATATCTTGAAAAGTATGATAGAGCAAAAGCACATAGACAACATTTTGAAGATTTGTTTGAAGAGTGCTATGAATATGCGTTGCCGCAAAGAGAATCTTTTTATACTGAATCAGTAGGAGAAAGAAGAGATGATAAGATATTTGATGAGACTGCTGTTGTTGGTGTACAGGAATTTGCATCCAGATTACAGTCTGGATTAGTTCCTAACTTTGCAAGATGGGCAGATTTTACAGCAGGAAGCGAAGTCCCAAAAGAGGAGAGGGATGGTGTTAATAACGACCTTGATGAAGTTACTGAATATGTATTTGAAGTTATTCAGAACTCTAATTTTGGACAAGAGGTTCACGAAAGTTTTATGGATTTGGCTGTGGGTACAGGAGTACTTCATGTACAAGAAGGTGATGCTGTTAATCCTGTTGTTTTCTCTGCTATTCCTTTACCTCATGTGGTTTTAGATACAGGGCCAGATGACAAAATAGATCATGTCTATAGAGAAAGAAAAGTAAGATTTGAAGATTTGCCAATTTTATATCCCAATGGTACATTTACAGAAGAACTATTAAGATATACAGAATCATCACCAGATACTAAAACAAAAATACTAGAAGTTATTGCGAGAGATTATTCGCAAGTAAATGAAGATGTGTTTCTTTTACATGTTATAGACACAACTACAAAAACATGCATACGCAAAGATTCATTTAAAGGTTTAGGATCTAATCCTTTTATATGTTTTCGTTGGTCTAAATGTGCAGGTGAGGTTTATGGAAGAGGGCCATTAATTAATGCATTAAGTGCAATTAAAACTACTAACCTTACTATAGAACTTATACTTGAAAATGCACAGATGGCTATATCAGGCATATACCAGATGGATGATGACGGCATTGTAAACCCAGATACTATATCTCTAGTTCCTGGAACTGTTATACCTAAAGCACCTAACTCTGGAGGTTTACAACCCATAAGAGCCGCAGGTTCTTTTGATGTTGCTAACTTAATTCTTTCAGATATGAGATTAAATATTAAAAGAGCTTTATATAATGACATGCTTGGAAATCCAGATCGTACCCCTGCTACTGCAACAGAAATAGCAGAACGTATGGCTGACCTTTCAAGACGTATTGGTTCTGCTTTTGGAAGATTACAAGCGGAATTAGTACAACCAGTATTACAAAGAGTTGTGTATATACTGAAAAAACAAGGACGCATTGAATTGCCTACTGTAAATGGAAGGCAAGTTAAAATACGTTCTGTTTCTCCACTCTCACAGGCACAGGCAAATCAAGATATTTCATCAATGGCTAGATTCCTGCAAACTGTAGGGGGTACATTTGGCCCAGAAATGTTGAATATCTTAATTAATTCTGAAGAATCTGCCGCATATCTTGCTAAGAAATTTGGTGTTCCAGATAATCTTGTAAGAGATAAAATAGAACGAGATCAGATGATTCAGCAAATTCAACAGATGCAACAGATGCAACAGCAAATGGCTCAAATGCAAGGAGAACAACAGATTGCCGCAGAATAAACAAACTAATTTAGGTATTGATGGATTTCCCAGACCAATTGAATTAGAAAAACAAATAAATGCTAACATTCATACTTTGTTTACAAGCCCTACAGGAAATGCAGTTTTAACATATCTTAAAAGTATAACAACACAATCTATACATGGTTCTGCTGTTACTAATGATGTATTACGACATGTAGAAGGACAAAGATATATTGTTGGATTAATTGAAAACAGAATGATAAAACATGAAAGGAATAAAAATGGCTGAAGAAACAACACAAGAGACTGTAGAAGAGAATGTTTCACGTGAAACATCTGAGCCTATACGACCAGAATGGTTGCCAGAAAAATTTAAAACAGGAGAAGAACTTGTTAAATCTTATGAAAATCTTGAAACAAAACTTGGTCAAAAGGATAAAGAAATTCGTGAGCAAGTTTTGGCAGAAGCGGAAGCCAAGCGTTACGAAAACCGTCCAGAAAAAAGCGGCGACTACAAGCTCCCCAAAGAAATTGACGAAGCGCAAGCGGTAGATAATAATCTTTTGCAATGGTGGGCAGGGCAAGCATTTGATAATGGATATAGCCAAGAACAATTTGAAGAAGGTATAAAAATTTATGTTGATGCTATTGAGTCTTTATTTCCCACAGAAGAAGAAGAGCAAAAAAAATTAGGAGATAACCATAAAGAAAGAATAGATGCTGTTGGGTTGTTTTCTAAGAAATACTTTCCAGAAGAATTGCATAATTCTGTTGCTAATCTTGGAACATCAGCAGATGGAATTAAAGTTTTAGAATATGTAATGAATCAGCAAAAAGAAAATTCATTACCAGTAGAAGGAAGTCAGGTAGCAGGAACAGTAAGTTTAGAAGAGTTGCAAGCAAAAATGAAAGACCCAAGATATTGGAATCCATCTAAACAAGACCCTGCGTTTATTAAAGAAATTGATGATGGCTTTGCCACCTTATACGGCTAGAAATGTCCTTTGCAAAAGTGGTAAACTATTTTTAGTAAAAGCTACCTATGATGATATCCCGTATATTGCAGATAATTTGAGGGATGAAGACAAACTAGAACTAGAAATGTATGATGTTGCACCTTATGAAGCTATTTATGATAGCTTTATAGAATCAGAAAAAACATCATATACATTAATAGACTACAATAAACCTATTGCTATGATGGGGGTTTCTCCTATTAATGAAGATATAGGCAAAGTTTGGTTTCTTGCTACTAAAGAATTAAATAAACATTATTTATCATTTTTAAAAAAATGTCCTGAAGTTATTGATATTTTACAAGGAAATTTCAAAGTTATTTTTAATTTTGTTCCTGATACTCACAAAAAAACTATGCGTTGGTTAGCGTGGTGTGGGTTTGTTTTTGACATAGAAAGAAAGTATTTACACAATCAACATGAGTTTTTGCAGTTTTTTCGTTGCAATGTTGATGAAAGTATGTCTTATAATACAAAGTCACAGCCTATTTATCATTGAGCAACCCTTTTGGATAATTGCAATGAGATGACCCTAAATAGACAACTGCATAGACGAAGTAAAATTTAACTGTAAAAAGGAGATATACTATGGCAAATAGTATTGACACAGCTTTTATCAAACAGTTTGAATCAGATGTGCATATGGCTTACCAGAGAATGGGGTCTAAATTGCGCAACACTGTAAGAACTGTTGGTAATGTAACTGGAAACACAGTTCGTTTCCAAAAAATAGCAAAGGGTTCAGCGTCTACAAAGTCACGAAATGGTTTAGTGACACCAATGGAATTGGCGCATACCACTGTTGAAGTAACAATGCAGGACTTTTATGCGGCAGAATATATTGATAAACTTGATGAATTGAAAACAAATATTAATGAACGTCAAGTTGTTGCTCAATCTGCGGCGGCGGCTCTTGGTCGTAAGACTGACGAGTTACTATATACAGCTATGGACTCAGGTGCTAATTCAACTCAGATACATGATACAGGTTCAGCACTTGCAAAAGCAGATTTGTTATCATTATTTGAAACATTTGGTACTGCAAATATTCCAGAAGATGGGCAAAGATATTTGGCAATGCATCCAAAAGGATACGCAGATTTGTTTAATATAACAGAATTTGCTTCATCTGATTTTGTTGGAGAGCAGAACCTACCATTTGCAGGTGGCATGACAATGAAAGAGTTTTTAGGTTTTAAGATTTTTTCAACTGCGGCTATCACGGCAGGTAAAAATATTGCTTATCATACATCTGCTGTTGGCCTTGGTGTAAACAATGATGTATCAACAGAGTTGAACTATGTGCCAGAAAGAGTGGCACACCTCGCAACCTCAATGATGTCAATGGGTGCTGTTGTTATTGATGACAATGGTATCTATGAAGTCCTTGATAATAATTCATAAGGAGATTGAATATGGCTTTTAGTGCATCAGGATTATCAAGATTAGCAGGAGCATCAAATCTGAATCTGTGGGCATATACTACAACAGATACTATTGCTACTGTTAATAGCGCTAATTACTTTAATGATGCCGCAAATATGTTAGCGGTTCGTGATGTAATTATTGTTGCAGATACAAACACACCTACAACAAATTTTTGTACGGTGTTATCCAATAATGGTACGGCAGTAGACGTATCTGATGGAACTGCAATAGCAGAAACAGATGGTGACTAAGGAGTGGGGGGAGAAATCCCCCTAAACCACTATGACAAGTACAGTAGCAGATTCAGCGTTAGATATATGTAGTAGAGCATTTGTTCTTATTGGAGCAGATACAATAACATCATTTGATGATGGTTCAACAGAAGCAGTTGTTGCAACAAATATGTATGAAGATATTGTTAGAACAGCATTATCAAATACAAGATGGAGGTTTGCAACAAATCAAGCAACATTAAATTTATTATCTTCTGCACCAACAGGGCGGTATGATCGTGCATATCAATTGCCGTCTGATTTATTAATGCTTCATGCTATTACTGTAAATGATCATTTAATTGAGTATCAAGTATATGGTGATAAAGCATATGCAAATACTACAGCAACAGATTCTTTAATAGCAGATTACACATTTAGAGCAGGAGAAGATAAGTTTCCCAGTTATTTTACCCTAGCTGTTGAATATTCTTTAGCTGTTGCTTTTGCTACTTCTGTTGCTAGAGATGCGGCAATGGCGCAACAAATGATGGTTATGGCTCAACAGACAATGGCAAAAGCCAGAAGTTTAGATGCTCAACAGCAAACAACTAGGAAATTAAGTACATCAAGGTTTGTTACTAACAGGAGATAGTTATGCAAAAGGTTCGTATTCCTGTAACAAATTTTCAATTTGGTGAAATAAGTCCTTCTTTAATTTCAAGAACAGATACACAAATTTACACAAACTCAGCACAAAGATTAGAAAATGTTTTTATTCGTGCAGAAGGTGGTGTAATTAAACGAGCAGGATTACGACATATTTATGAATTTGATACTTCTGTAGAAAATACTTCTTTTACTATAACTGTAACAGATTATGCTAATATAGCTACAGGTTCTAAAATACAATTTTATAAAGATGACGGTACATTAATTACTGTACAATTTGAAACAGCAGGTAGTTCTTCACCAAGTGCTTCTGTAGGTAATACACATTATGTAAGAGCTAATACAGACAATAATACAACGGCAGATAATTTATTTACTGCTATAAATGCTATAAGTGGTTTTACAGTATCAAACCCTGCATCAAATGTTGTTACAGTTGTAAGAGATAATCCTCGTTCTGCTACATATTTAACAGTCACTTCTACAGATACAACAAGATTAGCAGTAACTAATTTTAGTGGTGGCACAAAACAACAAATAAGATTATTGCCATTTATATTTTCAGATGATGAAAGATATTTAATTTCTTTAGAACATCAAAAAATTAGAATATTTATTATTGATTTCTTGGCAAATGGTACAGCTTCATCAGGTGCGGTATCGTTAATACAAACAATAACAACAGATGTAGATGGCGCAACAATTCCATTTACAGATACTTATAATCAAGAAGTAACATATGCTCAATCTGGTGATGTTATGTTTTTAGCTCACCAAACATTTATGATTAGAAAATTAACAAGAACAAGTTTAACTACTTTTGCAGTAAGCACATTTGAATTTGATACACGATCAGATAATAAAAGAGTATTTCAACCTTACAATGCCTTTCAAACATTAGGCATGACAATTACACCAAGTAGTGCAGATTCTGGCACAAGAACTATGACAACATCTGCGGCTTATTTTGATACAACAGGAAGTCAATCAGGGGGTAATTATCCAGATTCAACGCATATTGGTTCAAGGTTACGTATTCATGGTATAGAATATTTGATTACATCTATTCAATCAGCAACACAAGCAACAGGCACATTACAAGAAAATATATCTGAACAGTTGCAAGCAGATGCATTTAGAACAGTTGAAGGCTCTAGTACTGTTTTTATATCTCATGTAGGGCATGGATTAGCTGTAGGAGATTCTATTACAATAGAAAATGCAGGTGCAGTAGGTGGTATTGCTATTGGTAATTTAAATGGAGCTAGAACTATTGCGTCTGTTGTAAGTGTAAATGAATACACAATTACAGCAGGTGCATCTGCCACATCATCTGCTGATGGTGGAGGTGCGCCAAAAATTAAATCAGCGGCGGCTACAACATCTTGGCAAGAACAATCATATTCATCAGTGCGTGGTTATCCTGCGGCTGTTGCATTTCATGAAAATAGATTATGGTTTGGTGGCACACTAGGAGAACCAGATGGTTTATGGAGTAGTCAATCAGGAGAATTTTTTAATTTTGATGTTGGTACTGCATTAGACAATGAATCAATACAAATTAAATCAAGTACTGGTGAAATTAATACTATTAAACATATTGTTTCAAATAGAGATTTACAGGTATTTACTTCTACATCTGAGTTTATTGTTCCTGCTTTTGACCAAAATCCTGTATCACCAACAAATGCTATGATTAGAAGACAAACACCTTTTGGTGCAGGAAATGTAAGACCTTTTGTATTTGATGGTGCTACTATATATGTTCAAAAAGAAGGCTCAATAGTAAGAGAATTTATTTATTCAGACGCAGAAGATTCATATGTTGCTAATGCAGTATCTACGATATCATCACATTTAATTAAAAATCCAGTGCAAATGACTACATTGCAAGCCGCAATAGATAGGGCTGAGTCATATGTATTTGTTCTAAATGTAGATGGAACTATTGCAGTATTTAATTCAAATAGAGCAGAGAAAAGAGCAGGTTGGTCAGAATTTGTTACACATCCAAATGGTGCTTATCATTCTATATGTACTATAGATGAAAAAGTTTTTGTTGTAGGCAAATACGATAAAGGAGATACAACAAAAAAATTAGTACTAATGGAATTTGATAGTTTATTTAATTTAGATATGTCAAAAAAATATACTGGTAGTTCTGGTGTTTTTGATGTGTCATCAGAATTTGCAAATGGTGCAGTTCTTGAGGTTATAGACAGAACAAATTATGTTGGTCAATTTACAGTAGCAAGCGGAAATATAAATGTATCATCAGTAGATGGTGATTTAACATCTGCGGAAATTGGAAGAAAATTTGATGTTAATATTAAAACAAATCCTATTGATACAATTAGTAATAAAGGGCCAGTTACAGGTGAGCCAAGAGCAATTAGTAAAGTAATATTAGATTTAAATACTACATTATCTGTTAGTGTTAATGGAGTATCATTAGGTGTTTTACAAGTAACAGATGATTTATCACAACCCAAAACTCCTGTTACTGGGAAGAGAGATTTTAATTTACTTGGTTATGGTAAAGATCCACAAGTTACAGTTACACAACCTGCACCTTTAAGTTTGCAAGTTAACGGTATTATTACGGAGGTTATAATTTAATGATTGGATTAGCATTAATAGGTTTGTATGGAGGTATTAAAAAAGCTCAAGCAGAAGTAGAAGCAGGAGAACAGAGCAAAAAAGCATCTTATCTTGATGCTATTGAAGTAGGTTATCAAAAAAAACAATCTGAAATACAAGCAATACAACAACACAATTTTCGTTTACAAGAATATGCAATAGCAAAAGCATCAAATATTAATTTTGATAGTTTTAGAAATGTAGAAGGTGCTTCTGTTGATGCTTATTTAAAAAGAAATGAATCTACTGCATATGGTGATATAACTAGATTAGCAAGTGATAGAAAATTACAGTCTTTACAATTAACTAGGCAACAAAAAAGATTGCGTGAAGAAGGCGACTATTCTTTAAAAGCCGCAAAAATGACAGCATTTTCTACTATGATAAATACAGGAATGAATTTTTACAAAACAATGAGTTAATTTATGGCAATTAAAATTGAAAGATCAAGGTATCAATCTCAACCTATACAAGTTGTTAAGTATGGAAATATGGCATCTTCTGCTAATCAAATCGCTAATGCTTGGGGTAATATTTCTTCTACATTTTTTAAAGAAGCCGCAAATGTAGCTCAACAAAAAGGTGAAGAAGAAGCAAGGAAACTTACAAATGAACAACTTACATTTTATAATGAAGATACAAACTCATTTGAAAATTTAAAAGCACCAAAACATTTTGGCTCTATTGGTGCGCAAGCCTATGAAAACTTAGCAAGAAAAAGATTTTATCAAAGTATTGATAATGACTTAAAAGCTAAGTCTTCTGAGTTATTTGCTTTGCATAGTCAAAAACCAAATGGTGCAGGAATAATAGAATCACAGTTTCAAGACTATATTGCAAAAATACATAAAAATGCAGGTGATGATAATGAATATGCTAACTATGTAAAAGATGTTGGTGTTGCTTATCTTGGCAATATATCTACTAGAATGTTGCAATTAAACGTAGAAACACAAAAAAAGAAAAATTTAGAAGCATTTGGTCAAGAATATGAAGATGCAAAAAGTGCAATAGCAAATATAAATTTTAATGATCCAGATAGAAATCAAAAAACTATAAATATAATAGCTAATATTAATTCTATGATAGGTGATTTAGCTAATTCATATTCTGAAATTAATGGAGATTTATTACAAAAAACATCAGTTAAAGAGTTAGCATTAATATCTAATGTTCAAGAATTAAAAAATGTTTATTCAAATGAAAATAATGCACAATTACAAGATGATATAAATCAAGCATTAACAACTCGTACTGTTTCAAAAGATTCTAATTTACCTGAGCAAATACAAAATACACTTAAAAGTATTTTAGATTCAAATCCAACACAACAAGAAATAAATTCAATAAAAGCATCTATTGCAAATATAACTACTGATATAAAAAATTTAAGTACTGAAGAGTTATTTGATATTACAAACGAATTTTCTATTGAATCAAATAATATAATTAAAAATGCAATAGATAGAGTAACAGAAGGTGTAAATGTTTTAAATTCAAAATCATTAGAAGATTTATTATTTGATGATTTAAATTTTGATAATGTTTATGAAAAGTTATTAAAACAAAATTCAAATTTTGCTAATCTTACAACTGCTGTTTACAATAGTTTAAAGTCTTCTTTTGATTCACAGGTAAACGCATCTTTAATAAGTAATTGGACACAAAGTTTAAAAGGTTTAGATAAAGAAGAATTGAAGATGTCTTCTATGTATATAGGAGGTCAAAGATCTTTAAGTACTTTGCAACAAAAATTAAAAACGTCATCAAATATAACAAAAGTTGATATATCTAATTTATCTAAAATTAAAGATGTTTTATCAAAAAGAGGTGGGCAAGGTACTTTAGATAGTGCGGCAACACAACTTAATAGTACTGCTTCACAAATACCAACTGTTTCAACAAATTCAAGTTATGCAAATGCTTTAGAAAGTATTGTTGATGGAACAGCAAGTTCAAGTGACACAAATGTACAAACTGTAATGAATGACATTATAAGACAAACGGCAGGAATTAATCCAGATGTTAATATGAATGTATTTTTTAGAAATCCAGCAAGTGTAGGTGCAGAGGTTTCTAATCAAATAATAAACACAATTGCAAGCACAGGTCATTTACCTTTATCATTAGTTGAAAATTGGAATAATTTTGGAAAAATTAATTATTCTAATCTTGGAGAAAATAATGTTGTTGCTTATGATACTTTATCTAAATGGTGGGTAAAATTATCTAACAATGAAGAAACAGCGCATATAATAAATAATATGTATTCTTCAGATAAAAAAGCATCAATTCGTGCAAGTTTAGATTGGTTTAGTTCTGTTCAAGAATTTTTAAGTGAAAGTGATCCAAATTATAATGATCAAATAGCAAGTGCTTTTGATCAATTATTACAAAGAAATACAAATGAAGGATACAAAAGTATATTAGCTGAAAAAATAGATATGAATTTTACAGGCAAACCTCCATCTAGAAATGAAATAAATAAAGAATTAAGAGATTTAGTAGAAGAAGATTTAAATAATATGCTTGGTGATAGTGCTGTGCCTGATCCTTATATTTATAATTATGCTACATCTTATGTTGAGTTTTTATTAATGCATAAAAAGGACGGTGTTTATCCAAATGAATATTCAGATGTAAGAGAACAGCTTGTAAAACAATTATCATTGTTAATAGACCCTGCTACACATCTTATGATTTTGCCAGAGTCACGTGGTAAATTTCAATTATTATCTTTTGGTTTAGCAAATAGAATTGGCAAAGCAAAAACAAAACGATTGCTTACAGAAATAGAAACAGAAGTAGCACAAATAGATCCTAGTCTTGAAGGAGTGCAATTTGATTCATTAGATTTATGGCAATCAATTAATAGAATAGATTTAAATAATAGTTTATCAAAAGTTCTTGAAATTGCAGGTCAAAGAAGAGATTTAATTATTTTTGATTCTCAAAGTATTGTGTCTGGGTTATTTAATTTATTTTCTGACAAACCAGATGACACTTTTGAGCAAAAATTAATGTTAAAGCCTGTAGATACAGGAGATCCTGGGGATATGATTTTTTCTGTTGTTCTTAGAAAAACATATGCAGACGGCAAAATTATTGATTTAGATATTCCTTATACTGAAGATGGTGTAGAAAAACCATTAATGTATAATGTTATGGATTTTAAAGATTTAGGTAAACCTACATTTACAAATGCTAATGAATTACAAATGCAATTTTATAAGGATTTATATAAAGATTTAGGAGCGCAATTTTAATGAGTGAAAATTTACCTCGTTTTGATTTTAATAGAGATTACGTTCCATCTTTGCGTAGTAACCCACACCATATTAGGACATACTATGATAATGGTGTTTATAGAAAAAATCCTACATTTGGACAAACAATATCTGCATCATTTGGATATACATATTCACCGTTAGCAAACTGGGCTGTTGCTCATAGTGATCCAGAATATACACGTGTAGACCAAAATTATTTAAATAGTGAAACATTTAATAAAGCTATAGAAAGTTTTGCGCCAGAATATCATTCATATTTAGCAGGTGCTAATAATGAAAAGCATATGAAATTTTTACAAAATACTATTATACAAGGACAACAAAGAAGAGAAATACTTGCAGACTCACCGTTATTTTCACAGTTTGTTGCAGGATTTTTTGATCCTGTTAATTTTATTGCGTTGCCTTTTGGTGGCCCTGCTCTTGGGGTAGCAAGATCAGCAACAAGAGTAGGAGCAGGAGTTGGTGTATTAGTTGCAGGACAAGAAGCCCTAAGAATACCATTTGATCCTGATGCTTCTTTTGAAGAGGCCTATTATTCTATTGGTTCAGGTATTTTGTTTGGTGGTGCAATGGGTGCAATTTTTGGTGCAATGCCTAAATTGCGTAACCAAATAGAAACAAAAGCAAAAAAAGAAGTTATTGAAGCTAATAAAATTTATGATGATCCTGATTTTCAACAAATTGAAATGCATAAACAAACACGAATTACAGACCCAGATAAATTAGGTTTAAAACAAAAAACAAGTGAGCAATTAAAAATAGATATTGAAGAATTTGATGCACAAATAAAAGGTGCTACAAAATTAAATGATAGATTATCACAAGCAATAAAGTTTTTTAAAACAATAGAAAAACAACCTGATGGTTTTAAAAGTGGAGAATTAAGTTTACCAGTACAATATGGAAATTTTGAAAGTTATTTTAAAGCTATAAAAAAATTAGCATTAGCAGATGCGGTTAGTTTAAAAGCGGCTGGAGATACAGGGTTCTTAGCGGCAAAAAGAGCTATAATAAATAATTGGGAAAGAAAAAATAAAAGACAAGCACCTAATAATTTAAAAGATGAAACTATTGTTGCTAATAGTACTGATGATTTACTAAGAACTTTAGCAATAGGAAAATCAAAAAAAGAAGTAGAATTACTACAAGAAATAGCAGGTTTAAAAAATAAATTAAGAGATCGTTTAAAAAAAGAAGTAAATAGTTTAAATGCAAAAGAAAAATCTCAAATTGTAAGAGATTATATAAATGCTAGAAAACTTCCTAATAAAGATAATTTTGATATTGTTTTACAAAAAGATTTAGAAAACCTTATTGAAACACGTGCATTACCTTTAGTAAAAAAAGTTTATGAAATGAAAGGCAAAGTTTTAGAAGCAAATGCATGGAGAGGTGATAAAGAATTTAATGATATTGGTGTTCGTTTTATAGATGTAAATGGCAAAAAACAATTTATGAGAATGGAAAATCGTGAGCATTTAAGACCTTTATTTGAAGGTAATAAATTTATGCCACAAACTGATCCACAAGGAAACAGACTTCCATTAACAGGTAATCATACAATAGATTTTAATAATGCTAGAAGAATGGCTGAAAATAAATTAGGCAATCAAATTCAAAAAAACAATACACGCATTGCTGAGTTTCAAGATAAAATACAACAATTAGAAATAGAACAAAGATTAAGATTAAAAGAAAAATATGAGTTTGATATTAATTATGTATCAAATATGTTTACTGATGGTGTTTTAAAGTGGGCTTATAATTCTATACCTACACCCATGAAGACAATTATATCAAGTAAAGTTATACCTAATTCTGTAAAAGAAATGGCTTTAAAATTAGCTAATGATTATGGCATGGCTTATACATTTCAAATGGCAGGAAGAGCTTTAGGTGGTTCTGTTTTTATTGCTAAAGGTCAGCATGTTGGTGAAGTTATAGCACTAAAAAGAGATATGTTAGATATTTGGCGACAAGATAGATTGCAAATTTCTGATTACCAAACATCAGATGCTATACTTACAATTAAAAAAACAGTAAGAAATTATACAGGAGCTAAAGGTGGTTTCAATAAAGCAGATGAAACCTTTGCTGATTTTTCTAAAAGAATGACAAATCATTATATTATAAATAATACAGATGATTTAACAGCAGGAGAAAAAAGTGCTGTAGAGTTAATTAAAAAACATTTCCAACGACAAGAAGCAAAATTAGTTAATGAGGGTCTTATAGGGGATTCAAGACCACTACAAGCAAAACAAGATATAATTAAATCTGATATAGCTAGAATAGAAGATATGTTAGAAAATGGTGTTTTAGTTTTTAATGAAAAACAAAATAAATTTATTCGCGTTCCATTGAAAAAAAATACACGAACATATTTTGTTAACCAAAGATTACCTGATTTAAATAGAAGAGTTAAAAATTTAGATAATGAAATAAAAGTAGTAAGAGAAACAAAAGGTGCATTAGAAAACTTTTTTCCAAGATACTGGGATAGAGAAGCTATTAAAAGAAACAAAGATAGATTTATTAAAATACTAGAGCAGTATTATATAGGTAAAAAATATGTTTATTTTAAAGGTAAGAATAGAGATGTAACAGAAAAGTTACTTACAGTTGATGAATCCAAACAACGAGCGCAAGATGTGTATAAAGAAATTATGGACATGAAAGATGTTATGGATTTTGAAGAAGGTTTTTTTGGTGCTAATGTTTCTAAACATATGCGCCATAGAAAAATAGATATACCAAATGAATTAGTTAAAGATTTTATTGTTACAGATATACAAGCGGTAGCTACAGCATATGCTCATAGAACTATGCCTATGTATGAAATGAAACGTAAGTTTGGGTATACAAGCCAAGAAGATTTTATAAATGAAATTACAGATCGTATGGTTATTAATGGCAATACTCAAGATGAAATAAATGAAGCTGTAATGAATATGGCAGTTATGTATGAAAGGGTTGTAGGTAGAGTAATAGATAGTCCAGACAAAATGTCATTTGTTACATTTAATGCACTTAAAATAGCGGCACGATTTAGTTATTTAGGTCAAGCAGGTCTTGCGGCAATCACAGAAGTAGGTGCTTTATTTCTTAATCATGAAATTAAAACTATAAGAAATAGTTTATTAGACTTTATGGACGATTCGTTTGCAAGAAACATGTCTAAAAAAGATGCTCAGATAAATGGAGAAATGGCTGAGATTGCAATGGGTCAAGCCCATATGCGAATTGAGTCTGGTTCAGATAGACCAAATATGTTGAATCCTAGTTTTTGGGATAAAGCACAACATTTATTTTTTATGGGTAATGGATTAGGCCCAATTACACATATACTTAAATGGTGGGATTCTATGGCAAGGGGTCATACAATAATTGATTATTCACTTAAAGTTAAAGATGGTACAGCTAAACCAATGGAAATAGCATGGCTTGCTAAATATGATATTGATGCAGATACAGCAAAATTAATTGCAGATAGTCCTCATAAAATGGGACGAAATGGTACTAGATATGCTGATGTATCTGAATGGACTAATGATATAGCTAAAGAAAGATATGGAGGTGCTTTATCAGGCGGTATAATGAATACTATTATGATGTCTACTCCTGCTGATAAACCAATTATGATGGATGGTAGAGTTTATGTAAAACACAGTATTGCTAAGAAATGGGGTTATCCAGAAGATCCAAGAGTTAAAGGATATTCTCGTATGGAAAGTGGTATTCTTTCTGCACCTTTTCAATTTTACACATACGCTTTTGCCGCGCTCAATAAAATAACTGTTGCTTATGTTTCTGGTCATGCAAAAAATAGAGCATTAACAGCAATGATGTATATAGGATTGGGTTACTTTGCTGTTAAAATGAAAACTCCTTCTTGGGCTTGGGACAAAATGGATTATGAAGATAGATTTATGAGAGCTTTTGATCAATCTGGAATGGCGGCATTATATTCAGATATTTATTATACTTCTATGCATACGATTAATGCATTAGGTGGGCCTGATATTGGTCTTGGTTTTATAAATCCTAAGTTTCAAGATACACAAATTGGAGCTTTAGTAGGTATTACAGGCTCTGCACCCTCTGTTGCACAAGATTATTTTCTTGCATTACAAGAGTTTGCGACAGGAGATACAGGAAAAGGCATGAAGGATATTTTAAGTGCTACTGGTATTTCACGGTTTTATTGGTGGAGAGATTCAATGCAAGAGCTAGGAAGAACGCTTGACAAAACATTTGATTAATTATTTAACAAAGGTATGATACAGGCATGACAATAAGTACAGCAGATAATACACCAAGAGTGTCATATACAGTTTCGCAAGGTGCAACACAAACAGCGTTTGCTGTACCTTTTGAGTTTTTTGCAGATGCAGATTTAAACTTTTATGTTGATGGTACTAAAAAAACTTTAGCAACACATTATACTACTTCTGCTAATGCACAGAATAATCTTGCTCACTCTTCTGGTACTACAGGCTATATACATACAACAACAAATAATAGTATTACTGGTGCTACTGGTGGTAGCACAGTTGTCATTACTAGAGATATAGCATTTGCTAGAACTACAGATTTCCCAACAGCAGGTGCTTTTGATGTTGATACTCTTAATACAGAATTAGATAGAATTACTGCTATTGCTTCTGATTTAGAAGATTTAGCATCACGATCAGT